GCGGTGCGTGGACAAGACGCGGCTTACAACCGCCAGCATCTGCGACGCTATCATCGCCGACTGTTCCACCGAAACGCCCAAGCGGACGCTGGAAGCCAAGGCGCGGCAGGTGGAGCGCATCCTGACCAATTCAAGCCGTTCAGGCTACAGCCATGTTTTGATGATCGAGGAAGCGCACGACCTGGGCGTCCAGACCCTCAAGTACCTCAAACGGTTTTGGGAGATGGAGGACGGCTTCAAAAAATTGCTGGCAATAATCCTTGTTGGGCAGATCGAGCTTAAATCCAAACTTGACGAGAGCAAAAACTGGGAAGCGCGGGAAATCATACGGCGCATGGAGGTGCTGGAAATTGAGCCGCTTGGTACGGGTTCGGACATAGCGGCGTACCTGGACATAAAGTTCGGGCGGCTGGACAAAGAGCGCAAGGCGGTTATCAACGATGACGGATGCGAGGCGCTGTCCGCGAAACTGCGGCGGCAGACCCGCAACGGCGTGGTGTACTCGGTTGCCTTCCCCCTGCTGGTAAACAACTGGACACGCCGGGCGATGAACCAGGCGGCGGAACTCGGCGCTTCCGTGGTTGACGCGGAAGTTGTGAATAGTTTGTAGAAGAAAAGATTGGGAGAAAACAATGAAAATTATCGTGTCGAATCAAGCAGAATCGGTTGAGGTTGCCAGAGTGCTTCAAAAAGCGGCATGGAGCGTAAGCAACGATATGACGAAAGATGAGATTGAGCAAAAATCATTATCAGACATATTGTGTGCCATGCGTGACAGCGTTGAATTTGAAACAGCAGCAGGCAATGCTCTCCTTGATAACTTCAATTCAAAAGCAATCGCCGCTTTATTCAGGAAGCAATATCCAGATGCAACATCGGTGAATCTTTTCGTTAGTTGTTACGATCACGAAATCCATCTTTCGCATAAAGATGTTTTAGACGGCATTACTATGAGAAGCCTTAGTGGCGAATGGGTCAAGGAGAACAAGTGATGAAAAACAACGAAACAAAAACCAATGGACGGCCCCGGGTGGTGGTAGTTTTTGACAGCGAAGATGAATATCAGGAGTTTGAAAATTACGCGAAGGCAAAATGCTTGGACGTTAAATTTTTCCTGAAATTCGCCGGAAAAGCCTACATGGACAAATATCCCAAATCACAGGGGAAGGGCGGTAGGGTTGTACAACCCTACACATAATCGGGGGTGTTTAGAATGAACCACGGACAAGAAAAAAAACCGCAAAGCAGACGCTCAAAGCTCATCCAGCTAATCCACGTCGGGCGGAGCAAAACGGGCATTACCGACGACATGTACAGGGCTATCCTGTTCGGCGTCTCAGGCAAGCAGAGCTGTTCTGATATGACCATCCCGCAATTGAACCAGGCATTGAAGGTTATAAAAAACGTGGGGTTTGTTGTCCAGAAAAAACTTCCCCTACGCCCGGAGGAAATCGGGAAGGCCACCGGCGACCAGCTTCATTACATCAAAGGCATGTGGGAACTTGTGGCGAAGCATAAAACCGACAAGGCCCTTGCCGCCTTTATCCGCCGAGTGGCAAAGGTTGACGACATCCGCTTCCTTGACGTACAGGGTGCCCAAAAGGTGATAGTCGCGCTGCGGGCCATGATGGTGAAAGCCGGGTACGACCCGGACGGCATACCCCAGGGGGCTGAATGAAGCCAAATTCTTATGACAGCAGAACTATCATTACTGACGTGTTAGACTCTTGCAACGGGTATGTCGAGCAATCTGTTGTCATAAGAGCCCTGCGGGCCGTGTGCCGCTATTTCGGCGGCCAGCTTATCTATATCCCGAAAACAAAAACCACAGGGGATACAACCAGGGAATTGCAGGGGGTTATAGAGGACGAAGTGGGATATGCGGACGGGGAGAAAATCCTGGAAAAAATAATGTCGATGCTTGGCGGCTACCAGGTTTATATCCCCATGGAAAAGGGGGCATTCCGGGAAATTATCGCCCAGGAGATTTATGAGGCCGACACCGCAAAAAGAGGCGATCTCTGCCGGAAATACGGCATTTCCTTTAACCAGGTGTATAAGCTCTGGCACAAGGGCCATAATAACAAAAAGCAGATGCTGCTTGATTTTGAGGATGAATAAATAATCCCTGTTATATCAAATGCGCCCCTTTAAGAGGTTAGGCTGTCTGTATGAAAACGGGCAGCCTTTTTTTATCCCTCAATTTTGAAGGGGAAATTCCCGGACGGATTCAGCTTGTTCCGTCCGACAAAATTATCAAAGGACGCGACAGCCGGGAATGGATAAACCCTGATCCCAAACTGGTCGCGCTCAACTCAAACAACCGCCTGTCGCTGCTGCCCATTGACGAAAACCACTCCACGGATTTAGCGGCCCCGCACGGCGGCGCGTCCCCGGCGTTCGGCTGGATGAAAAACCTTTGCGCCGATGATTCCGGCGCGGTATGGGCCGATGTCGAGTGGACAGAGCGCGGGCGCAGGGCGCTTGCCAAAAAAGAGTACCGCTTTATTTCCCCGGTATTTCTGCATAACGAGAAAGGGGAAATAAACTGCATACTCCGCGCCGCGCTTACCAACACGCCAAACCTGGAACTTCCCGCCCTTAATTCGGAGCGGTTAGAAAATAATGTGAAGGAGTCAAACGATATGAAGAATATTCTTGCGTCCCTCGGGCTTCCCGAGACCGCGACCGAAGCGGATGCCCTCGCGGCGCTTGCCGCTTTGAAGACCAGCCTTAACGCCGCCCAGGCCAAAGGCTCAGGCGCAGACCTTACGCTGTTCGCCCCCCGGACTGATCTGGCGTTCATGCAAGACAGGGCGGAAAAAGCGGAGAAAGAGCTTGCCGCCCTGAACTCGGCGAAGCTCAAAGCCGAGGGCGAGGCCGCTGTAGACCAGGCCATCAAAGACCGGAAAATTCCCCCGGCCAGCAAAGCGGGCTATGTGGCCATGTGTTCCACCCGTGAAGGGCTGGACAGTTTCAGCAATATCATGGCAAGCACTCCGGCGATTATCGCNGNGGGCTCCCAGGCTCCCGCCGGTTCTCCCCCGTCCACGCAGACATCCCTTAACTCCGAGGAACTGGCTATGGCAAAGACCATGGGCTATACCGAAGAGGAATGGAAAAAACTCAAGGAGGTCACTAAATGATCATCAAATCCGAAACCCTTCAGGCCCTCCGCACCATGGTGCGGGGAGAGTTCGCCGCGCAGCTGGCAACCCTCATTGCCAATGCGCTGTATACCAAAATAGCGACCATCGTTACCTCAAACACCGCAAGCAACACTTACGGCTGGCTTGGGGACTTCCCCCATATCCGGGAATGGATCGGCGAGCGCGTTGTCAGGGACATCAAGGAAGCCGCCTACGCCATACCCAACAAGCTCTACGAGTCTACCCTGGGGGTAAAGCGTACCGACATCGAGGATGATAACCTCGGCATTTACCGGACGCTCTCCCGCGCCCAGGCTGATGAAGTAATAAGCTTTTTCAACCGGATGGTTGCCAAGCTTCTTTCGGACGGCTTTACCGGGCTTAGCTATGACGGCCAGCCGTTCTTCGATACCGAGCATCCGGTTTTTGAAAAGCCTGACGGCTCAGGCGATGTGTCGCTCGTATCCAATATTGTGGGAAGCCCGGACGCGACCGAGAAGCCCTGGTATCTGCTTTCCCTGAACGGCGTCTTGAAGCCCTTCATCCTCCAGCAGCGCACCGCGCCGGAACTGGACGAAATCACCAGCACGAAAAACGATACGGTCTTCATGAAGGATCAGTATCTTTACGGCATCCGGTACCGGGGGAATTTCGGCTACGCTTTCTGGCAGCAGGCGGTCGCGTCGAAGGAAGCCCTCAGCGCGGACAACTACCAGGCCGCGCGGCTTGCCATGCAGACCTTCAAGCGGGACGGCGGGGATCCTCTGGGCGTCACCCCGGCCCACCTGGTAGTTGACCCGACCAACGAAGCCGCGGCCCGGGCGATACTGGAAAAACAGTATCTTTCCGGCGGCGAGTCCAACACAAACTATAACACAGCGCAGCTTATCGTTTCGCCGTGGCTGGTGTAAGGAGGCCGGATAATGAAAAACCTATTGCCATTTATGCTTTGCGGCTTTTATTTTTCGGCTGACACAGGCGGGGCGGAGGGCGGCGGCTCATCCGAGGTAGCTGACCTTTCCGAATGGGTCAAGCGGCTGGAAGGGGCTTCCGCAAAAGCCCGCCCCGGCATTGCCAGGGAATTGGCGCGAATCCTCAATATCCCTATTCCGGAAGCCTGGGCGAAGCTCAGGGAAGCAGGCTGGAGCTCCAAAGGGGCAAAGTCCACTGAGGACAATCTCTCGGAAACTGATAACAGGGATATCCCCGAAACAGGGGAGCATCTGACCGCCAAGCTCCGGCATAAGACAGGGCATCCNTTCTACCGCCGGGCGGGGCTGGTTCTTACGGATCAGTTTAAAGCTTTCGAGGTAACGGCTGAGCAATTTGCGGTACTCGAAAGGGATCCCTGGGTGGAGATTCAAAAGGCATGAAGCCCCTGCTTTCGGTGAAGGAGCTGGAGTCCCGGCTCCCGCCGAACACCCTGCCGAGGGGCGCGGAGGACGGCCTTGACGAGGGGCGGATCTTCCTGGCCCTCCAGGAGGCTACCGGGGTCATCGTGGCGCACCTGCCCTGGCTTCTGGATGAAGAAGGGGAACTGGTTTACCCGGTTCCCGCAAGGTTTCGTGACGCCCTTATCGGGATATGNACCGATACCGCCCTTTACCGCCTGACAGACCGGGTGTCCTCCCACGAAGACGACAAGGAACGTTTTACCAGCAACATGAAGCTCCTTGCCAAAATAGACGTGGAGTACCGCGGCGGCCTTTCCGGGCCGGATCACCAGGACGCCTCGCTGGTGCTTCCCTCCGCCGAGGACGGGATTGGCGACTGGCGCTACTGGAAAAAAGAGGGGCCGATCTGATGGCTTCCGCGGAATTCAAATTCGACCTGCGAGAGCTTGACGGCCTTGCGGAACTTCTTGATGGAGCGCGGCTCTCTTCCGATGACCGGCGGCAGCTTTTAACGGACATCGGGACAGAGGTGGAAGCCCAGACGCAGGAACGCTTTGACAATCAGAGGGATCCGCAGGGGAACCCCTGGCAGCAGCTGGCGGAGAAAACCCGCGAATGGTACGTCCGCAACGGGATGGGGCACGGCTTCCTGTTAGACCAAAGCGGCGGCCTGCGGGACAGTTTAACAATGG